CCAGACACGGAAGACGAAAAGCGGTAGGTAATCTCATCAAAGGCAAAAGAACACTGGCAATCGTAGACGAGATCCACCATGTAGCGGAGTCCTACCGTTGGGGCGTGGCGATGGAAGACGCTCTTGAATCTTGCGTTAGTCGGCTTCTCATCACCGGTACGCCATTCAGAAGTGACCGTAATAGAATCCCTTTTATAACATACATACCAGACGGTGACGGGCTTATCTGCAAGGCTGACTTTTCGTATGGCTATGGCGAGGCGTTACGGGACGGGGTTGTTCGGCCTGTCTACATACAGACATTCGATGGTGATGCACGCTGGTTTGATGAGGACGGAAGCCTAGTTGAAGTGTCATTTTCCGCTGAATTATCAAGTAAGCAGGCCGGGCAAAGACTGCGCATGGCAGTCAATGCAAAAGGTGACTGGCTGAAGAATGTGCTTATTGACGCCAACCGAAAATTGATGGAGATGCGAACAGAGGATCCCCGGGCTGGTGGTCTCGTTTTTGCGCAGGGCATACCTCATGCTTGGGCCATAGCGGGGATACTAAACGAGCTTGGCGTTACTCCGGTCGTTGTGGCATCAAAACTAGAGAATGGCGATCCGGATCCGGAAGCAAGCGCCAAGATTGACGCATTCAGAAACAGCACATCCCCCTGGATCATTGCCGTAAAAATGGTTAGTGAGGGCATTGATATAAAGCGGTTGCGAGTCGGCGTGTGGGCCACCAATGTTCAAACTGAAATGTTCTTCCGGCAGGGACTAGGACGAATCCTACGTATGGACAAAGATGGGGTCGAGGGACAGGACGCCACCTTGTATATACCCAAAATAGAGCCGCTTACAACATACGCCGAATCCGTCAAGAAGGAAAGGCACCACGTCATTGACGACCTTGACGCAATAGAAGAACTTCTGGAAGAACTAAAAAAGCGCTACCCAGAAGATGCAGAAGACACAGTCCGCTCATCTATCCAGTTCGTTTCCAACAATGGATTTAAAGATGCTGTCATCGCTGATGAATACGTTCTTACCGCCGCCGAAATATCGACCGCCAGGGGAGTCGTGATCGACATGGGCGAACAGCCAACGGACAAACTCGTTATCTATACGGCCAAACTAACGCGCAAGTTAGACAAGGTGAGCCACCACACGGTGACGAACGGCAACAACGGTACTACCAAGAGACAGGCAAAGCCGTTAGAGAAACAGAAGGATGAATACAGGGAAGTGGCCAAAAAGCTTCTTAGACCCATCGTGGAGGCAACCAATGGCGTACTCTCCTACGAAAGCATCAACCGGCTATTGAATCAGTCTCAAGGTGTCATCAGCATAAAAGCATGTGAGCTTGAGCAATTAAAGAAGCGAATTGAAATACTTATAGCGTGGAGAAAGGCTTGCGACAATGGAACATGGAGAGAATTTACGCCTCAGGGATACCTACGTCAATTCCCTGGCTAGATCACTGTCTAGCGGTAATGCCCTCGCCAACGTCCCAAGCCTCCTAAAAAAGGTCATCGCAGAACAGATGTGGCGAGAGCGTTTTGTTACTCAGACCAAACAGGTTATCACCTTCAAGTCCTTTCGTGAATTTGTCGAAGCGGATCCGCCTGAAGGATTAAAGGCCAATGTTAATTTGCTGATTCGCATTTGTACAGACTACGAAGACATGGAAGCGGTAAGCCTGATTTCATCTGAGGTTGGCGGCAAGCCGGGCGCCCCATCGGGCAATCACAATGCCCTCAAAACAAATGATAATAATATAAACATTTGTTTTGAGGAGAAGCGAAAATCGCCAACCGGAACTTCCACGGCAGCGACAATGCGCAGACTAGCAAAGCAGTATCCAGATCTGCACGCAAAGGTTTTATCTGGCGAAATAAAACCAGCGGCGGCGGCGGTGGAAGCTGGTTTTCAGAAGCGTCACTTTCAGTTGCCAACCGACCCCGTTGCCGCGGGGCGTTACCTGGCCTACCGGGTTGACAAGGACTGGCTCATGGAATGCGTAGACGCCTTCATGAAAGAAGCCCATGAACCGTCCACAGCCTGACGCATGTCGCCATACCTACGCACGCATACATGCTTACTATGCGCTGCGCATGTCCACACGCATAGGACAGCAACTGCGCAAGGTGGCCGGCGCCAAAGGTGACATCACGTCACTGACACCGGCTGCCTTGCAGACACAGTTTTCGGGCGCCGACTTGGACGAAGCGCTGCGCTTGTTGGCACTGGCGCAGCATATCAAGCTGAAGTACTCGCACACCAAGAAGCAAACTATTTTCGATTGAATACAGAAGCCGACATTGCCGCCTAGCCGAAAGCGGAGTGTGTAATGGTTATTGATCCAAAAGAGGTACAACGATGGCGCGCAGAATGATCGATGATTCGATTTGGTCCAACGAACGATTTGCCGAAATGCCGATGGGCGCGCGGCTGTTGCAGTTAGGCATTATCAACCACGCAGATGATCAGGGGCGCATGAAAGCGAATCCTGTCTATCTACGTAATCAGATTTTTCCCTACGATGAAGACGTTACGCCAGCGCAGATACAGCAATGGCTTACCCTTATGGCAGACAATGACACGATCATTCTGTATGAGTCCGAGCGGCGGCAATACGTCCAACTCAAAAACTGGTGGAAATACCAAAGCCTGCAATACGCGCAGCCTTCACCGTATCCACGACCGGACGGATGGTGCGACAAGATTCGACGCACATTAACCAAAGGCGTGATTGTTACCTGCAACTGGACAAAGGTAAATGGCGATCCGATTGACGATACCTGCGATCAGGACGGGCGCCCGTTGCCAAGGAACAGAACACCGCCACCACCGCCACGAATCGATAATACACCTGTAGACACCGAAGAAAACACCGATGATTCAGGTGAATATTCAGGTGAATCATTAGGTGAAGATACAATAGAACTTAACTTAACTAAATTAAATATAACTAAAAGAGAGAGTACGCGCGCGGGCGAACCAGCGTCAAATGGGGCTGTTGCCTCTCCCTCTTCAACGAATGGCGACTATCTCCCCGGACTACCTGATCCACGTGCCAAGACTTCGCAACGAACGCGGGTTGTCGAATACGTTATAGAAGCCAAAAAGCTTGGTGTCGATGCGCCCGAATTTCGATTGCTTGTCGATGCGCTACTTGATGGTTTCGGCAAAAAGCCATTGGCAGACGCGGGCGACGAACGAACGCTGAACTATGCGCAGGAACTGGCGCTTCTCGTTATGGGTATATCAGAACAGTTCAGGACGCCCGATGGCATAGCGGCGATCTTCAAGTCATGGCGGGATAACGATTGGCGCGGCGACAGCCTGCCTACGTCGGAACAGTTGAAGGAACATGCAAGCCTGATGGCTTCGGGTAAAGTCACTTGCACACGAAAAGACAAGCCGCCAAGCGCGGCAAAGCCTACCAAGTTAAATTACAAAAGTTGGCTACTTCGTACCTACAATGCTGACAACCCAACCTTTATAGGTGTGCCCAAAGCAGAATTAGAAAAGGGATATAACGATTATGTCAAACAATTCCAACTTCAGCACTGAGCCACAAATACCGGCCAACGTTAGTGCAGAGCAAGCGGTACTTGGTTCTATCCTGATCGACAACGACGTGCTTGGCAAGGTGGCGGCGATCCTCAAGCCAAGCGACTTTTTCCGGGAGCGTTACGGCTGGGTGTTTCAGTCTATGCTGGACTTGCACGCACGACACGAGCCTGTAGACTTCGTGACGTTGCAGATGGAACTTGAGCGCCAGGGCAAGCTTGCCGATTTGGGCGGGCCGGCGGCGCTGACGAACCTACTGTCGGTATCGCCAACAAGCTTCTATGCAGAGCACTACGCCAAAATTGTGCAGGAGATGGCACGGCGGCGCCACTTGATTTCGGTAGCGGGCAAAATTGCGCAACTCGCCTACGACAATGAGCAGGAGATCGGCGGCATTATGGACGAGGTGCAAGCGCTGGCATTGGCGGCTGGCGAGACAACCATTCGCAAAGGGCTACGCCAAGTGCGAGACGCTACCAAGCGCGTTGTGGACAAAATCAACTACCTGGCCAGCAATCCGGGCGAACTCATGGGTGTGCCAACAGGCTTTGCCATGCTTGATCGCATTCTGGGCGGCTTTCAGAAAAGCGACTTGGTTGTGTTGGCCGCGCGTCCAGGGATCGGGAAATCCGCGCTCGCCTTCACCATGGCGCATAGTGCAGCCAAGCGCCACAACAAGCGCGTTGCCATTTTCAGCCTAGAAATGTCCGACGAACAATTTGTACAGCGCCTACTATCACAGTCAAGCGGCATTGATAGCCACCAACTGCGAACAGGAAACATTCACGAAAACGACTGGGCGCTGCTGATGGAAGCAGCCAACGAGTTGTCACAGTTGCCATTGTATATCGATGACACCGGCGCAGTGAGCATTGCGCACATTCGTTCGGAGTGCCGACGTATGGCCGTCGAGGGTGGTATTGACATGATCATCGTCGATTACATGCAATTGATGGCAGGCATACCAGGCAAAAAAAATGAAAACCGGGAGCAGGAGGTAAGCGCCATCAGTGCGTCGTTGAAGGCGTTGGCGAGAGAGTTAAACGTACCGGTATTGGCACTGAGCCAACTGAGCCGGGCGGTTGAGTCTCGCAGTGATAAGCGTCCTATGTTGTCGGATCTGCGCGAGTCCGGCGCCATTGAACAAAATAGCGACGTGGTAATGTTCATCTATCGCGAGGATTACTATATCGAGGATACCGACCGCGCCAACATTGCTGATGTGATTGTTGCCAAGCATCGACACGGCGCCACCGGTACGGTAAGCCTCTTCTTCCGCAAAGAGCTGACGCAGTTTCGTGAATTGGTAATTGAACGAACGGAGTTCGAATAATGGCAGACGTTGCAGCCAAGCGCATTCTTCTCCGCGTCACCGGCCGCGGCTACACCGCTGGCGCTGTGTTCGTCAAGCGTGGCGACATCTGGCATATCGAGTCATCGGCGCCGATCCTGTCATGGATGCGCAAAAAAGACATGTCCAGTATCAAACAGCGCTTAGCCGAGCAAGGCGCCACGGTTGAGTGGCTGCCTTGTCCGGACGACTACGACGCTGGCATTGCGCTGTGGAAACGCGGCGTAAATGGTGCGCTGAAAGCTGACGCCAAAAGCCGCGCCATTGCGAAGAGACGACGCTAGTAGGCGCCGGTTTGTACCATACTCTTTGTACGAGCGTTGACATATCGTTGATACACCGTTGATATTTTTAGGTTACACAATAACGATTCGTCATACTGTGTTTTGTAACCTAAAAATTGTCAATCGCTACCACCGTTTTGCCATCCACATAAACGCGGAAATGTGCGTGTAGCCAGGCGTTCGCTCTCGCTGCCATAAAACCCTTTTTCGACTCAGTGATAATTAATAAGTCGCTGATCATTCTATCTCCGTTCATGCGTGAATTAACCTTTCGTTACGGAATATCCCCATGTGACATTTTGACTATTGACATATCCCCAAACTAATGTTACTATTAACTAAAGATTATGATTTATCGTTTGAGGAGAATTTATGGATATAAAAGAGCGGGTGGGCCAGCGCTTGCGCGACTGGCGCAAGGCGCAAGGTATGACGCAGGCGGAAATCGGCGCTTGCTTGGGGATCTCCGGGCCGGCGCTGTATGGAATTGAGTCTGGGCGCAATTTGTCGATAGATAGGGCAGTGCAGATTGCCACGCTCCTGGGCGTGACAGTTGACGAACTGCTAAAAGGAGAACCGGAACATGCAGCCTAACGAATTGTTTCATGGTATCCCTGTGGTCGATGAGTTCATGGATCGCCACGGACAGCCGGTGAAAGTGCTGTGTCGTGGCGACCTGCGCGATGTTATTCTGCGAATGGGACTACTGCGTAGAAGCTTACCACAAAATGCTATTGCATTTCAAGGGGTAATGCATCCTTTTGTGGAAATTCGTGAAAAAGTGCGGGGATAGGTGACGGCATGAATGTAGCAATGGATGCGCCAACACGGCCGGCACTCAGGTATCATGGCGGAAAGTGGCGCCTTGCTCCGTGGATTATCGGGTTCTTTCCACCACACAGAATTTACGTTGAGCCATACGGTGGCGCGGCGTCTGTGTTATTGCGCAAGCAGCGCTGCTATGCCGAGGTCTACAACGATTTGGACGGTGAGGTAGTGAATCTGTTCCGGGTATTGCGTAATCCTGCGCAGGCTCGTGAGCTGGTGCGCCTGGTAGAGTTGACCCCTTTCGCCCGATCCGAGTTTGAAGAGAGCTATCTATTGCACGGTGACCCGATTGAGCAGGCGCGGCGCACGTTGTTGCGTTCGTTTGCTGGATTTGGGGCGGCCGGCACATCCGGCAACAATACCGGCTTTCGCAACAACGTCACTCGTACAGGCGCCACGCCGGCGACTGATTGGGCCAACTATCCCGACGCGTTGAGTCTGATCGTTCAACGTATGCGTGGCGTGGTGGTAGAAATGCGCCCGGCGCTTGACATGGTGCAAACGTTTGACGGGCACGAAACGCTATTCTATGTTGACCCGCCCTATCCGTTGTCGACCAGAGGCAAACAGGCGGCCGCAGGGTACCGATATGAAATGACCGACAACGATCACCGTGATATGGCGGCCGCATTGCATGGCATCAACGGCATGGCCATAGTAAGCGGTTATCCCTGCGACCTATACGACCACGAACTATTTACGGATTGGCGTCGTGTCGAACGAGAAGCACACGCAGAGGGCGCCAGGGATAGAACGGAAGTGCTTTGGTTATCACCGCACACCTCGGCCGCATTACGTGATAACCATGAGGATCTACCATTATTCGGAGGCTAATCATGCGTAAATCAACGAACGCATTGCAGCCAACATTGCAGCAAATCAATCACACATACGAGGTACGTTACCCGTCGTCCGGTGTCAACGTCATCGTGCGTTGCTACAGTGCTGAGGCTGCATTGCGTGAATGGCGCTGGCAGCAAGCGCAAGGGCGGTCGGCCACAATGAAGGCGGTGCCAGCGTGAGCCAGGTAATCTATTTCGAGACTCTGCGTAGCGGACTCATGCCGGACGTCGGACTGCGTGCGCCAAGTGCTGGCCGCTACTGCCTGAACTGCCGGCATTGGCTGGTGGCTGACGGATTCGGCCACTGCGAGCGGCTTGGCGGCTGGCACGGGCCGGTGCAGAGCGGGCAGCGTTTTGTGTGTGACAGGTGGGTGAAGTTGAGAGATGAGGTGGTACATGCTTAGTTATTTCGCAGGCGTTATCATCGGGGCCGTGCTCGTGCTCTGCGTGGCCATCGTTATGGCAGCGCTGCATGTTAGCGGAAGGAGCGGCGGCGATGCTCGGCCTGAGTAAATTCAATGTGCCGCCCGGCGCAAAGTGGGCGGCGGCGGATGGAACCGGCACGGTATATGCCTATGAGGACGCGCCGCACCGAATTGACATTGCGGAGATGTGGACGGCAGACGGTGGGATTTCCTGGCGTATTGGCAAGGTGAAGCCCGCCACTATTGACTGGCGCGAATCCCTAACGCCGGTCAATACGGTTGACACGATCCTGGCTGCACTCCTGGCGCTGGACGGCGTACAGGAATGCGACCTGGTCGCGGCTTTTGTGCGTGCGGACCCACGTCGCGCAGACGCGTTTTGTGTTACGTTGGCAGAGGCGTTGGATCCGGCGCAATCGGCTGCGCTACCAACATGCAAAATGTGTGGCGCAATCCTGGTATGGGAAGATTGTTTTAATCATTGCGATGATTGCGATGATTGTGATATTTGTCACGGCGCGGGCGGTTCGTGGATCTGTCCAACCGGGAATCACTCGCCTGATGTTGATGAGTACGGCGAGCACTACACCGGAGGAGACACACGAATATGAATCGTTTACGTCTTACGCTTTTCGCTTTACTTTCAACCATCGCACTCATTGCCATCGTCGCCAACGTCCGTGCGCAAAGCACAACTTACCTGCCTATCGTCAGCCTGGCCGGCGACACGCCGACGCCCACGGCAAGCGCAACAGTAAACGAGGTGGCGACACAGATTGCCGAATTAGTGGCGACACTCACGGCTGCTGGATTCACGCCCACAGCCACGGAGACGGCCACAGAGACGCCAGAACCGACAAAAACGGCTACAAGTACCGAAACGGCGCTACCGACGCATACAGGCACGCCTAACGCCTTGGCGACGCAATTAGCCAACATGCAGGCGACGATTGACGCACTGTCCACAGTCGCCACCGGCACGCCGAATGCCACCGTCATTAGTTTGGAGCAAACCGTGACGGCATTAGTGCCCACGGCGACAAGCACGCCAACCGAGACACAGACGCCGACGCACACCGCGACAGCCACCGAAACAAGCACCGCCACGGCCACGCCGAATTTTGGAGCGACGTTGGACGCACTGTTCGCCACGTTAACCGCACAAGCGCCCACCGCAACCGCAACCGCAACGTTACCGGGGAGCACAATTCCGCAACCATAAGGAGAAACCATGCCAACACACATCGCCGAGATCGTAGCGTCGCTTCTCATCCTGACACTGGAGGAGCGCACCGAGGTGGCCACCGCACTGGCCGCACAAGACAGCACCACGGCAAGCGATTTTGCCAGCAGGCTGCTAAACGCTTGCTACGAGAAACGCCAACGGGAATCCATTAAGCGCATGGTGCGCAGTGCGTTGACCGTGACCGACGAGGAAGACGCCGACATTGATAAACAGTTGAAACTGGCGTAGAGCCGCACAGGAAGCGCAAAATAGCGCTGAATGACCGGTAGTGTCAAAATCGCAGCAGAACGCAAAATAGTCCGAATCAATCCCACGTTACGTGGGGGCAGAAAGGGTAGAAACAGTATGGCAAGCCAGGCATTAGACGAACAGGAATCAAACTTTACCGTTGAGGCGACAGATCGCAGTGTCGTGAGTGTTTTCAGCAACGATTCGGTGTGGCAGAATCGTATCGAGAAACTTGGCATTGTAGCGCATCGTAGTGATGGTTACGGCAAGTTCTATAAGGTGGATTTGTCGCAGTACAGTTTTGGGATTCGACGCAAACGGCAACTGACCGACGAGCAGCGCGCCGCAGTCGCTGAACGGTTTGCGGCGCTACGTAATGACGGCGGCAATGACGAGGATGACGACGAATGATGAACATAGATGACAACAAAATGCTGGTCGAATGGAACAAATTGCTTGAACGTCTTCAAGCGGGCGATGTCGGAAATGATGACGTTGCGCTATTTGCCGCTGGCGCAACGGTGATGAGCCAGGCACTCTACCAAATGACGGTGGCGGCAGATGTCGAGTGGCGGCAGAAGCTGCTCCAGTTTCATGAACGGCAAACGGAGTTGATGCGCCGGCAAGCGGTGGCGCTGGAAAGACTCGCAAAAGCTATGGAGTTTGAGTAGAAGTGAGCTACCCAAGGCTAAAGCACTTGGGCTTCCAAGTGCATGACTTGGAACTTTTCGGGGGCTGAGTGCCTTACTGCGCTGCTCATATCTCCCACCGCGTTACTTTCCCTGGCTCCCAGGGTAGTTTGAAGGCTTATCTTCGACCTTAGCACGTCGAATATTTTACGACCTGGACGGTTTCCCAGGTCAACCGGCAATATTCAGTTTGGAAGGTGCTTTTTACAGTTTTGTAGACAGGAGATCTTGGTTATCGAAATCCTGTCTACAGGTGTAATTGTACCACAATCCTAGGGAAAAAGCAAGTGGTTACTGTTTTTTTCTTGGAATTCTGTCGAGCTAAAGCTCACTTCACTCTGTTCAGCCGCCGCGCCTAAAAGCGGGGGCCTGGGGGCGCGGGCGGTAAGCCCTTATATCCCAAACCTAAAGGTGTTGGGTTTTACGGGCTGTTTCTATAAATAAGCGCCGGCACTGAGAAGGTGACCGGCGCTTATTTTGTTTATGCTTTATTTCTTCGGTTCCACATCTGAACGAAGCACTAATTTTCGCTCACGTTGGGGGTTGTTGGCGCTTGGGTCCGTGAAAGATTTCAGCGTGCCGCGTGTTACGCGTTGGCTCATGGCCTGGACAGTGACACCGGCGATTTTTGCCGCGTCATTGATGGTGATCAACTCATCTCCCTGGATTCTGATCATGGCTGCCCACCATAGCGCGCCAAGTGGCGAATCTTTCCACATGTCAGGGATTTCGTACGTGTGCATATCTGGCAAGGAAAAAAGCCATTCCGCCAACCCCTGACAAATTTCATAGATATAGCCGTCATCTGCGTCAGGGTGAAGCCCAAGCCCATACTCGGCCATAACAAGCCATTCTTGTGGCTCCATTGTTTTTTCAATAATGTTTTCCCAGAGCATGGGCATATTCATATCGCCACCCGGCACGAATTGCCCCACCTGCCAACGAAGTCGATCATTCCAGTACGAGCGTGCAAAGTTCTCTACAACGTTTCGTGCGTGTTCCTTTTTTTCTTGGTCGGTCATGTCAATCTCCTGAGAATGTTAAACACAGTTAGTCTACCGTTGGTACTGCAAAGTTCCAGAACTCAGCGCGCTTACCGACGATCAGCCGATACCATCCTTTGCCGCTTACTTCTGGGTGCGTCCCCGGCAGGTGGCGCATGGTTGGATTCTTGGCGTAGAAGTTGCCATTGACTCTGATCTGAGTAGCCTTCAATTCGTGGCTGTCGGCCAAGGTGATTTTGCGCTTGCCCAGCACATCAGCGCTGGGGCGTTTGTTCAATGGAATCAAGGCCAGATCGCCCTGGCGAATCATGGCGGCATAATCGCCACCGAAGATCCAGTTTTGACAGGCCAATACTACATCACGTCCAGCTTTGATTGCGGCATGAATAACGCGGCTTTCGACGGGGTGAGCGAATACGCTTGCATCTTCGTTTTGGCCGATGAGGAAATAAGATTTTCGTACTGTATTAAAGCGCCGTCCCTCTGTCCATTCCCGGACCTGAATTACGGCCAGAAACGTGCCGCTATGCAGGTCAGTTCCAAACCCGTACAGATCCCAGTTCAGCGCACGGCTACGCTTCTTTGTAACCTTCTGAATACCGAAATCCCATCCGCCATGCTCATCGATTTTATCGGCGTTACTTACATCTTCGACTAATTTGGCGATACGCTCGCGGTCCGCAGAGTCAATCGAGGTTAGTACAATTGCGTTCCAGTTGTCACGAGTAATTTGGCTAGTCATATCCCTAATCCTTTCAACTAAATTTACTTACCGATAAACATATAATACACCAACTAAATTTAGTTGTCAATAGGCAGTTTGCACGAGTTTTGCAAAAGTCGAAAAATTTAAGAATTGTAGCGGAAACGTTAGCCGATAGGCTATTGACTTGCGGCGCAAAGGGGTGTATAGTAGCATAAAGTAACAAAAAGTAGCACAGAGGCGCATATAATGTCAGAGAAGAAATCAGTAAGTTTTAACGAGCATACATTGGGGATAGTTGGCAAGGCAGCCACTGTTTGGCCGGAATACGCTGACAACTTCTCTGGCCTAGTGCAGGCCATTATTGCCGACTGGGATCGAGGTCGGTCGGAGGGTGGCAAGTTTAAGCGGCTGAACGCTAGAATTGACAATATGGAGACAGTGCAGGCATCGCACACGTTGATGCTCAAGCTGTTGTGCGAGAAGGTTGGCGTAGCTCAAGAATGGTAGCGCCAAAGGTAACGCCTCGGCCAGTGCCGTAACACTGACCGAGGCCAGAACAGTTAGCCGAGTAGCGGCCAACCAATGCAGCATGATAATTCATCATGCGTGGTTTGTCCACCCTTGGCTGTATAGCGAAGGATTTTATATTTATGGTAGAAATCACATTCATTTTCGGACTAGCCTGCACGCTGTGTGGACAGGTCGCCATCGGTGTACCGGCTATGCTCTTCGCACTGGCCTGGGCGGTACTTGAAAAGATTGTCAATAGCCTATCGGTTGATAATGGTTGTGGTATGTAGCTGGTGCTTGTTGTTGTGGCGCTGCTGGGCACGCTGATGGCAATGGGCACGGTCGGCGGCAGCTTGATGATGGAGGGGAGATTGTGATAGCCGTCGAGCTGGTGCGGCCATGTTGATATTTTCAATGCTGGCGTTGCTGGCAGTCTTTGCGGTGGGGGACTAACATTGGTGAAACAGCAGGAATCAACCACAGTTACCGGCGAGCGCGTTAGATTGCGCGCGCAGCGAGATAACGAACTGGTCACCGCCACCGTCCGGGAAAATCTCTGGGCTGGCGCCGGCGCGGGTGTTATCGTGCTGTGTGGTTCCGGCGCCTGGGTGGCCATGACCGCTGCCACATTCACCGAGTATCATTTGCTGGCCAGCGCCATCGCAGCGGGCGTAACCTTCGGCGGCTTGTCCGTTGCTCGTTTCAGCTTGGACGAATGGCGCGACCTGCGCGACAAGCTACGCATGGAAAATATGCTCGTTGACCTGACGATGGAACGTGACAACCTGCGAGAGAAACTCATGCGCGCTCATGCTACGATCAAAGAATTGCGCCAACAGATTGCGGTGCTGAGCACAAGCGGGACCAGCGTCAAAGCCGTGGCAACGCCTGATGAGTTGACGATAGCGCATGACACTTGCCGAATGATTGTTGAGCGTTGGGCGGCCAATCTGCCATACAGTCGCGACGAGTTGCGCAATAGTATGACAGACGGGGAGTGGGGGAGCGCAATGGCACTGATGGAACGGGCTGGCGTTATCGGGCGCGGTGGCGTGTCTGGCAAAAAGAAAATGATTGTGGGAAATGATTATGATTCCGTGATGCGCCGGGTTGAGTTGCGCATTAAGCAAGAGCGGGAAGACGTGCAAAACAAGTACGTGCGCGCGTAACCTAAGTACCTCCCCTGCCTCTTTTATTCGCTCAATTTTTGTCGCTACCACGAGTACCGCTGAATAGCGAAGCGAAGCGATTAGGGTGGGGTGGGGGAGTCATTAACTAGAAAAGGATATTGCAATTATGGATGTAAGTAAACTTATGATTATGACATTATTGGCAATGGCTATTGTGCATTCAATCACGGCGATACTAATGAAGTTTAATAAGGTTAGTTTTGGTCAGCAGGTGACGAGTGCAGTTATTAGCGTGATTATTGCCCTAATCATCTACCTGGTGTGGAGGTGACATGCTTTTATCTACTGCAATCGGGTGCGCCGGCGTGGCCTGGGCTATCGCTTGGATGGCAAGCCGGCACCACCTTGGCGGAATGTTCGTGGTGTTGGTGCTGGTCAGCGTTGTCACGCTCAATATGCAACGTCAAGCGCTGGGCTATTTTTCGTTTGCCGTGCCAATGTGGGTGCTGCAACTCATGCTAGTGTGGAATTTTATCACACTAGCTGGATACGCCTATTACGTCTGGGAGACCTGCACGGAGCCGGTAACGTTTGCCGGCGTGTTCGCAGCGTGGAACCGGATGTTTGCCGATAGTCGCCGCCGGTCGTCGGTACGTGCCGATGTGCGTCGTACCGTGAAACAGTATAGTGTGGAGGTGGGTTGATGCGTTACTTTGTCTTTTTGGCGCTGATTCTGGCCGGTTGCACGACGCGCTACGATGCGCAGGTAGCGCAGGCGAACGCACAGCAGGCACAGGCGCAAGCCGCTATCATTCAAGCGCAGGAACAGGCGCGTATGTTTCAGCAGTTGGCCGAAAGTGCGAAGCCGGTCTACTGGCCGATTGTGGTGCTTGCTGTCCTCGCTGTGGTTGCGCTATTGTTGGTCGTGCGGTGGCACATGATCACGATTAGCCATGTTGCCGCAGGACAGCCGATGCAAGCCGAGCAACTGCGCTTGCTGCCTGGTCAGCCTGGCTTTAATCGCCAGTTGAGATTGGCAGCGCGTGAGCGGGGAATGCAGGCCGTGCGCAGCAATGGTGCCTATTATCTGGTTGACGCCGATGGACAACGCACGCCGGTGCGACAGTTGACGGTGCGTCAGTGAACAAGCTTATTGCAGCGCTGTTTTTCGCCTGGTGGGTGTGGGCAGCGCTGAGCGGGCCGTCGCTGGTTGTGCTGTTGCTATCGGTGGCAATTATGGCGATTGAATTGATGGAGAAGAAGGGGTGAGGGGATGAACGAAAAGACGACAGTGCAAGGCGCATGGGGGGCAATGTGGGCTGAGTTGTGGGTGTTGATTCCCACCAAGGTTACGGGTTGGCTGGGTGGCAGCAAAGAGAAACACCGTAAACACCCGTTGCTATATATTATGACGGGCCTGATCGTGAGTCTGGCGATTGCAAGTATGTGGAATTTTGTTACACGAGCGTCAACCCATCACGCAGGGGTGTCGGCCTACCTGGGCGGCATTGCGTTGGCGGGGCTTGTGCCGGTGACGGTATTCTTTGCCGTGTACGCCAATATCACGCCTGGACAACGTCGGGGCGTTTGGGCAATTGCCGGCTTGCCACCGACCGGCATCAACCTGATGACGGCGCTACTTGTGGCAAATTTGGTTGTCAGTCTGATGGGGATGTTGGTATGATCGCCGAACTCATCAAACGATGGCTGTACGTGCGGCTTGTTGGCACCGTGCGCAGTCTCACCGGCGTGCGCGTGCATTACCGTGCGGAGTATCAGGATTACCTACAGTCGCCGCGCTGGTACATCCTGCGCACTTTGCGCCTGGCCATTGACGGCCACCGTTGCACGCACCGTGTCAACCTGCGTCGCTGCGATAAGCGCACGACATTGCAAGTGCATCACACGTCGTACTTGCACAAAGGTGCGCCGGGTGTCAGCGGCATGTTGGCGGAACTGTCAGATTTGCGCACACTGTGCGACTATCACCACGATAGGGAGGGTTGAACGATGGAACAAACGACAGTGCAGAGCAGCAATTCAGAACGTATCATGAAAGCATTGCACAGTGTATGGACAACCGTGCAGCCGTGGGCGCAACGCAACGTGACATTTGGGCTTGTACTTGCCGTATGCACCGAGGTGCCGCGCTGGGTATTTGCATTCAAGGCTGCACATGAGCCTATTTGGGCTGGTTGCGCGCTGGCTATCCTGATCAGCTATGCAGCCGCACACGCATGGGAGGAATACTTTGCGCAGCATGATTGGTTGCTGCTAGCATTGAATAGTCTATCGTTATTTTTTGGTGTCTACACGATTGCGCCCGTCCTCTATCTAATGAGCAGTGCAAACGACCATACCACGGTTGCATTGTCCGATGTGTTCGGCCCCTGGTTCATTGGTAGTTGGGCAATCGTGCTAGCCTGCACAACATTTCTGCCGCTCATTCAGGTCGCCGTAGTCGAAGTGAGGCGGCGTGAGCGTGCGCAGCGCAGTGTGCAACCAATTACGCAGCGCGCCAAGTTTTGCGATCAACCAAGCACAACGCCAACCGATGCGTCGTTGCATCCAGTGCAGAAGTGCATTGAAGTGCCTGCAACGGATGATGCACAGACGATTGATGCACGCACGCAGGCGCTACAAATGCACAGCAACGAGATGCCGGCGGCTGAGATTGCGCGCATTCTGCAACAGAAAGAATCGACCGTGCGCAGTTGGATTCGACGCAGTAACGGTGCAACAAAAGTAAGTGCATAGAAGGAGCATAACGTCAGGAACCCCATAGCTAAAGCTAGGGGCTTGAACTGCAAAGTTTAAGCCAAACCTGACCAGGATCAGACTTGAGATAGAGTCTACGTTAGAACGGTCATAACACCCAGCGGTGACGCCCTAGCCACTGGCTCTGTTATCCAACATTAAGCGAGGTCTAGGGGTAGACTACAGTGTGTTGGATGCAAAAAGCCGGTTTAACATTTCCGAGGGGAACTTTACACCGAAAGGTAGTGCAGGAATGCAAAATTTTGTTTTCGTTTTGGATGCCAACAAACAACCGATAAGCCCTTGTCATCCATCAGTAGCGCGCAAGTTATTGCGGGATAGAAAAGCCGCTGTTTATCGGCGCTTTCCGTTCACGATCATTCTAAAGCGCGCCGTCGATAAGCCCATTGTAGAGCCAATCACGGTCAAGGTTGACCCTGGCAGTAAGACAACCGGCATTGCCTTGATCCAGTCAAATAAGGTTGTCTTTGCGGCTGAAGTAGAGCACCGCGGGCAAGCCATCAAAGACGCTCTGGAAAGTCGTAGGGCAATACGGCGCGGCAGGCGACAACGCAAGACGCGCTACCGTCAACCGCGTTTTCTCAATCGGACTAAGAAAAAGGGCTGGCTTGCTCCTTCGCTGAAAAGTAGGGTAGACAACTTGCAAACTTGGCTTGTGCGCTTTCTCAAGCTTTGCAATGTTCGATCAATCAGCATGGAGCTTGTCAGATTCGATATGCAGCTTATGCAGGATGCGGAAATAAGCGGTGTTGAATATCAACAAGGGGAATTGGCAGGGTATGAAGTACGGGAATATCTGTTGGAGAAATTCAACCGCAAGTGCTGTTATTGCGGCAAGAGCGATATTCCACTTGAGATCGAACACATCACCCCAAAGAGCCGCGGCGGATCTAATCGAGTATCTAACCTATGCTTGGCTTGCCGCTCCTGCAATGTCAGCAAGGGCAATCAAACGGCAACCGAGTTTGGATTTCCCAACATTCAGGCACACGCCAAAAAGCCGTTGAAGGATGCCGGCGCTGTCAATAGCGTTCGCTGGGCAATCTGGCGAATGTTTGATGCAAGCGGCTTGCCCGTCGAAGTAGGTACAGGTGGGCGAACAAAATTCAACCGCGCCCAGCGGGCACCCGCCCAGAACTACCCAAAAGCGCACTGGATAGACGCCGCGTGTGTGGGCGAGTCTGGGCAAGCCGTCAAGCTTTGCCCAGAACAAAAGCCCTTGCGGATCAAAGCGGTTGGTCGGCAGTCTCGCCAAATGTGTAGACCGAACAAGTTTGGGTTTCCGCGCACGGCAAGCAAGCAAAGCCGCGTTGTCAAGGGAGGTTTCCAAACGGGTGATATTGTCAAGGCAGTTTTACCAAGTGGAAAATATGTGG